AGCGCCGAGATCCTTGCCCGTGCCGGCAGAGACATCTAACGCGAGACCTAGGAGGTCTTGAGCTTTGGTGACATCTCCAGTTCCTCGGACGAGTGAGTCAAGTGCTGGGCGTAGTTCGTCGTCGGCGACTGCTGCAGCTACTGAAGTCTTGGAGATGAAGTCTTCAACGGACTTGACCTGAGCATCTGATGCTCCGGTGACATTGCCGAGAGTCGTGGCGAGTTTTTGTGCTGCAGCGTCATCTTCGGCGAATGCTTTCACAGCATCAAAAGCGACAGCGCCAAGAGCTGCGATCGCGAGGCCTGCAGGAACTGCAGCTTTCTTGATTGCGAACGATGCTTTCTGTCCGTTGGTCTCAAGCTTCTTGAAGTCGTTGATGGCCTTGTCAATGCCGGCAGGATTCCATTCAGAAATGATGGGGAGGTTGATTGCCATTAGCGCTTCACGATCCTCTTGTTTGCGTCGTTCATGACTTCTTGAACAATGCGATCAACTCGTTGAGTTATCTCGTCCAGATAATCGTCGGAGCGCGCCCACATAAAGCGTGACGGGCCTCCGAGTCGACTGCTGAGAACATCAGCGAAGTTAGGACGGGCTCGCAGTGGGTTCTTGTTGCGTGTCTGATTTGGGCCTCGTCCTGCCATGTCTGTCATGGAGAGAGCTGCGCCCTTGGCGGTGATTTTTACTGTGCCGACAGACTCGAATTGTGCGCCTGCGCTGAGGTTGCGTTTGCGCGCTTTGCGCGTGTCCACTTTGACGACGATGTTCTTCTGTTCGTTCTTCCAAGAAGTGCGCGAGTAGCCCTTCTGCCCTGACAGCGGAGGAGTGGAAGGTATTGAGTCTTTGATGGCAGATACCAAAGGCTCTACAGCGCTCTTGATGTCTTTTGTGATCTGCCGACGAAGCGCGGGATCTATTTTGCCGATCTCACGGAGAGCCTGCTTCAGTCCGTCATATTCAATTCCGACTGATGCTGCCATTTTGCTTTCGTCTCTGCTCGTTGATGATCTGGACACAGGTTGCCAGATCGTCTGTTTCAAATGTGATGGTCGGAGGCCAGTACCCAGTCTCAACTAGCAGAGCTGCTAGTTGTCGCCGGAAGCCTCCTGTGTAGGGACTGCGTTTGCAGTCTCCACGACTTCTAGATCTTCTAATTTTGCAATGAACGCATCGAATGAGATCGGGACTGGATGACCTTGTTGCTTACTGGCCTCGTAGGCCATGAAGGCTAGATCTTCCATGCCGATCCCAGTTCCGAGGTCTGAGGCTCGTCGCTTGAACTTACGCTCCCACGAAATAATGACGAAGAGGTTCGTGACTACTTGGTAGGTCTCGCCGTCGGTGAGCTTGACACTGAGTGTGAGTTTCATTGGTTCTCCTAGTCGGGGTTCGGATTATTTGTTATCAGGGGGTGACATCTCGGGCGTAAGTTCCGCCCATGAAGGTGGCCTCAACTACTGAGAGCTCGCCTACTGTTGCCGAGATTGGAGTCACGGTCTCCAAGTAGCAACCTGTCAAGGTGTACTCGGGATTTGATGCTGTTTCGCTTGTCCCAGACGGGCTGATCGCGATCGTGCAAGTTGTGCCGAACAAGGTGTTCAGCATGGTCTCAACTTCGTTAGTTCCGTAACCTTGGAAGAAGGTGATCGTGAGCTCATTGCTGAAGAGGCCAGCGGTGAAGGTTCGTGAGGTTTGACCGAAGGCTGTGTTCTCGAGCGCTTCTGCCGTGAGGGTTAAGGTCGCAGCTGAGGCGTGTTCCGTCAACGACATGGCTGACGGTGCGGTGACATTGATGGTCGGGTTGCTGAGGTAGGTGACTGTTGCGGTCATTGTTTTGTCCTTTATACGCGGCTTGTGCCGATTCTAATTGTGAGGTCGTAGGCAGGTAGCTCAGCCGAGCCGATCTGTGCGATCGTTGGACGGCCTGAGACAACTGCGAGAGATGAGTTCATGAGCGTGTCAATGACTCCGAGTATGTAGTCCGTTGTGTCTTGGTTGCCGGGTGGCGCGCCCAAGACTCGGAGGTCAATCGTGATGTCCGCTGTCTGATTGTTGAACGAAGTGAATGTAGGCAACTCAATGAACACCACCAGAGGGCGAGCGTTGCGTGGATCGGTAACAGGAACAAGTCCAAGAGCTGTGATCGTCGCTGAGACAGCGTTGATCGTGTCTGTAAAGATTCCAGCCATCTCATGCCACTTGCGATCTCTTGATACCGAGGAGCTGGTTAATTCGACCCATTGAAGCGACAGGTGCTGCAATGTTCATGTCTTGGAAACTGTTGAAGGAGTCCACACTTCCGCGCTCACGGTAAAGGCTCGCAGCCATGAGCACGACACCAGCTTTCACTGCAGCATCAGGGACGCTAGTGAGTGAGTCGTGATAGCCGGCCTGCACTCTGCGTCGAAATGACCATGCATTCGAAGCGTTAACTGATGAGGTCATGAAGGCTGTGTCATTGGCGGTCGCTCCGCTAATTCCGAGGAACTCGGTGAGATCCGCAACTGTGATCCATGTACAGGTCTGAGTCCAGACGAGCGAGCCGACTGGATCAGCTGTAGATCGTGGAAGGTCGTCGCCGACATCGTTAAAGAGCAACTGGTTCGGAATGATGACATCGGTGTCGTAGAGATAATCACCTTCGTCGTCAATACCGATGAACAAGTAGGTCGGTACTGCGTAGACGATGTGTGTCCCATTGAGGCCATGTCCAAGGCCTGACAGCGTGATCGTTTGACCGATCGCGATATCGGTTGACTCAAGAGTCTGAACGACGGCAACATCTGACAGACGCTGGTGGTGCGTAACTGTAAAGGTTGCCATCGTTCAGATCTCTCTCTTCGTCAATCGGATTAGGCGCGCTTGACGAACTTGGTCGCGTCAATCATTACGGAGGAAAAGTACCCTCTGAACTTTATGACCCGACCGAGTGCGCCGTCTGCAAGTTCAACACTGACGGCTCCGCGCTGTTGTTCCCAACATTCAAAGCCAGTGCTATCACCGACATAGACCTGATTGCTCAAGTTGCGATCCACGACGAGATTCAAGCCGAAAGCGTTGCCGTTGAAGTTGCTCGCTGCAGTTGTGCCGAACGCGTTCTGTGGGCCGACATTCGGGAACAACGGACGACCAGAGTCATCGGTTAATGAACCTAAGCCTGCGTAATAATTTGGTGACATGACGAGCACATTCGGCAGGTTGCCGTTCGAGTTAGTCAAGATCTGCTCAGCGCTGTTGTAGATGAACTTGACCCAATCTTCGGGAGCAGTGTCGTCTGTCAAAGTTTCTGTCTGGCTGACTCCAGCTTGGAAAGTGGTGCAAGCTGCGATGTCGGTGGCGTTCGCGTAGATGCGAGCCATGTCGTCAATCAAAGCACCGAGAACTTCGGGCGAAGTGAAGTCCATTGACTCTTCGGACAGGTTGACATAGCCACCGTAGAGGGCCTTGGTGATCTGAATGTCGTCCACGACGAAAGTGCCTTGATCGAGTGCGACGAGTTCGCCGTTGCTTGCACCGATGGTCGTGTGCGTGGTGACTTTCGGACGGATGAACACCTTGCCCGACGCGGGCATCTGGCGGACTCCCATAGCAGTGATGAGAGGCCTGTAGTTAGCCACAAAATTGTTATAGATGGGCGAGATGATCGGCACGGGCAGGAGGCCGGGCGAATCATTGCTCGTCACATTCGGGGCTGCTGCAACGATGCGCTGGTTAAACTCTGCGAACTCGCTTCCGCCAGCCAAGAACTTGACCATGTACTCGGCAGCGGTGGGAAGCTTGAACTCACGCTTCGGAGCTGCATATTGAATCGGAGCAGTGGGTACTGCTGCTTCTAGTGCTTCTGACATTTCATCCTCCTCGGATGTTGGGGTTGGGGTTGGTATTACTTCTTCTTCGTCGGGTGCTTCCTCTTCGGGTGAAGAGGCAGCGACTGAGTAGACCTGCGCGTCGGCGTATGCCGGTGTCGTGACTACCGACAGTTCCACGAACTTTGCTTCAGAGACCTCTAGCGTCCCGTCTGCGAGGCGCTTGAACTTGGTAGGCACTGCGCCAACGGAGACCGAATCTAGAGCGCCATCAGCGAGCAGTGCGAGAGCATCATCGGCAGCTCTGGTCGCGCTTAACTTGGCGACGAACATCATGCCCTCGGCGGTTGATACTCGCTCGGTGACGCGACCGATGACTCGAGTCTCGTCGTGGTATTCCAAGAGCTTCGGCATCGGGCCATCTTCGGGAAGTGAGCCCTCAAGGAAGACCACACTCTCACCACCACTCAAAGTTGCTTTGACAT